TCCTGTAAATCAGCTTCATCAGTCAAGCCATCTTGGAACTTATAACCCTTTACGTCTTCGTTAAGTAAATATTCTCTTACGTTAAAGTTTGGACAAGTCTTTGCTTCGTCCAACATATAATGACCGACTATTTGTGCGTCTGGGTATTTTATTAATAATTCTTCTAATACTTTTTTTAAACTTTCCCATTGTTCGGCAGTAAAATTATCTTCTTCCTCTTTCCAATTTTCTTCTTTAGCACCACCGACCAACACTAAGCCGTATGAGCAATGATTATATCCCTTAACGTGAGCTTGTATGTCATCATCACCTCTACCTTGTTCGACTTCGCCATTTCGTTTAATTACTTTCCCATAGCCAATTCGAAGCCACCCACGTTCACGGTGGACACGGTCTATCCATTTTGCGTCTACATCTTTTTGTGACGGTCTCGTTTGAGAACAATGGATAACTATATATTTAGTTTCTGGTCTTGCCATTTTATTTACCTTTAATTTCTATTAACCAATCTTGTGGAAAGGTTTGTTTTGTTGATTGAATACAGTGATAGCGAAATCCAAATAATTCACACCACTTGCCATAAGTAGTTTTAGACTTCTTACCTATTTTAGTTTTTGAGTTCGAAAAAATAAATCGAATATCTAATTCTGGGTTCTGCAATTTAATAGTCTTCATCTTTTTTCTATCTGCAGAATTAAAAGCACCTTTAGTTTCTATAATGAAAAAATTCTTTATTGGGAAATCAGGTGTATATGTTTTCTTAATTTCAGGTTGGAAGTAAGTAATCTTCATTCCTTCGTAAGTAAAATTAATCTTTTGCTTAGTTAGGTAATTAAAGACTTCTTCTTCCAAACCTGATTTTAGGACAACACCACTAGAAGTCTTTACTCTCTTGAACTTCTGACGTTTCATTTGAGATAACTTCTGGTTTGGGTGTTGCTTCATAGCCATCTTCTTTTTCAAAAAGGTTGCTATCTTTTCCCTCAACAAGTTCGATAACTTGTACTGCTTTTAATCTAGCAGTAATACCTGCGCCTAACATTGGCGTAAAGTAAGATACTAAATTGTAAGCGACACGCATTTTAGAACCACCCCATATTATCGTAGATAATGGAATAGGATTTTTCTTTGCGTCAAACAATTGGGGTTTTTGTGAAAACTTTTCTTTAGTCTTCTGGTTTACCCCAGTTGCTTTCATTTTGAATTTGAAGAAAACGTAATCGCCTTCTTCTGTATAAGGTTTCGGTGCTTTTTTAATCCCTTTACCTTTATGGTTTTGTTCAGCTAATTTAAGACTGTCTTCTAAAGCTGAAGTATATAACTTCAACATTTCAGTAGCGTCTGATTTAGCGACCTTCAAGGTCACCTTATATTCACCTGCTTCGTTAAAACGAACATCAGGTTTATTTAGGTGAGGATAAATAGCTTCTCCGACAACACTTATGTTTGTTGTTGGTTGCATATTATACTCCTATAATTTGGCTTCGTTTATGTAGCCATAAGTGGAACTTTATTTGCACAAGTGCAAAGGTCTAGACGCAAAAAAAGACACTTTGCTTTACTAAAGCTAAATCCAAGTTTCCTCTTGCAGGAATATTAGGAAATTTCTTCATATTCTTATAAGAAAGCATTTGTCTCATTTCCATAGCCCAGTTAGCAAGAACATCATTTTCATATATCTCACAAAATGCTTCTCTTATAGCTTCTGACAACATATCTACATCAGGTGCTACACAACCAAAGCTATCGTGAATTAAACTAAAGTTAGTCACTCCTTTTTGTTTAGCTTTAACAACTGCTAAATGAAGAACACTAGCGTCAAGAGAATGTATAAAGTTAGGACAAATAGATTGTGCAGTTTTTCTTTTATCAATTACATCAGTATCTGATTGTATAGATAATTTAATTATACTGTCTCCCATCTTAGTCTTTACTCTTTTACTTTCTTTTTTATAACACATCATCTGTACTGGAAATCCTAAAGGTGTTGTCCAAGTCACTGGTAAGTTTTCTGAAGCAACTAATCGAGATACTTTTTTCAAAAAATCCATAATCTCTTTTGCACCAACTATTACATCATTAATACTTGACCAAACAATTGGTTGAAGAAAGTTAGTAGCTTTAAATAAATCATTACCGAAGTTATGTTGTACTCCACGTTCTTTTAATTCTTTCTCAACGTGGTCTTGCAGATATTGCCTACAGGAATATTGAGTTAAAGAATATGGTAAACACATTACAGGTTTCTTACATAGCTTTCTGTCTACACCATAATCTAACCACTTCTTAGCTAGTGGGTCAGGATTTACTTCTAATTTTTCTATCACTTTTTCAGATACAGTTCTGTAAACATCTTCTGGTTTATTTGATGGAATTAGATTAGTAGCTTTACCACCTATTTCGTCTCTCATCATTGCTGAATAATGTTGTAAACCAGAATTACTGCAGTCTGATTGTATTGGTAGTGTAGTAATAAAACTAGCGTCAAAGTCTGTTTCTGCAAAGTCTTTGAGTTCAAAACACCAAGCAAGAAAACAAAATGATTTATCAGCTTGTGACCAATAAGTATCTTCTAGTGGGTTCTTTGCACAATTTATAAATCGTTGCATATTATCTTTAACCCAATCTAATCTTGTTTGAATGTCTTCTTTATCTACTTCTCCGAATAATCCTGCACCTGCGATTGCAAAACTATCAAAACTACTATTCTCTTTCATTTGTTTTCCATACTTAAATTTAAGTAATGCTCTAGAATAGTCAGCACCTTGTGGAGATAACATTGCAGGTTTTGGATAACCTCTTGACCTAAAGTCTATTTGGTGAGGAAAAAAGAAAGACCTATCTTTTAATAAATTAGCTTCTTCAAGAATTTGCCTTACCTGAATATATTTAGATTTTGATTTAGCTTGTTCTTTGTAAATATTAGACGCTTCTCTTTTCCATCTAACTAAACTTTCTTTATTGGTAGCTATATCTATTGGTTTGGGTGGAAGTTCCATACTTTGAGGATTTACTGGTAGCTTTCCCAAAGTCACATCTTTTTTAATTAATGTTTCTATGACATCTAAAACAGGTTTATTTATAACCCATTCAGTTTCCTGCATAATATTTATGCTATCGTAAAGGTCTTTCATTTCGTGACCTCTATTTTTAAGTTCTTCCAAGTATCGTCTGTTTGACGCTTTCACAAGATTATAATGCATTTTTTACCTCATCTGGTTTGTTTTCGTGATTGTGTTTTCTTCCATAATATCCACCGACAAAAGGATTATATTCCCATTTTCTAGGTGGCATTAACATTGGAAGGTATTTAGGTTGAAGTGCTTCATTCTTGATATTGAAGTTCCTAATCTCGTCTATGATTTTTCTAGTAGCTTCAACATAAGTGACTGTCTTGAATTTATTTAGCTTTCTATTCTGGTGTTTTACTAAACCCAGTTTTTCTAGAAAACCAATCATCTTAACTCCAAGATGAAGTCTCCCTTCCTTGCCCCAATCGTCAAACTCCAGTTGGTTTTTATTAATCATATAAGTCCAAACTTTATGCTTATATTGATACCTATTTACCTTCTGAGGTATGTTCTTTCCTGCAAGTCTTTTATATATCCTATTATAATTTTCTTTATCTCTATCCTTAAACATCGTTATTCTAGCTTCCATCATCAAGCCAGTTCCAATCTTAATAGCTAGTTTATTCATTGTGGTTTCATTACTGATACCGTCAATTGTATTCTTCAAAACTATCAACGAACAGGTATCCCAAACTGTATGTTCTTTAGAAAGAAATACACCTTTATCAAAAGCTGATTTTGGTAGACATTGACACAATAGTTTTAGTGCAGTCATTCGATTACCTGCGCCACCATCTTCCATAGTCTTAATATCGCCATTAATTAATAAGGACAGTTTAGTTATATATTTCTGTTGTAATACTAGACCGTGAAGTGTTGTACTTTCTTGACCTTTAGCAATAGCGTCTTTTACGGTCTTTCTGAAACGGTCTATACCACCTTGTAGCATAGCGTCTTCAAATTCTAATTCTTCTTGAATACGTTTTGTATAATCTGAATTATCTTTAAACTTGCCACCCACGCCTACTTTGACAAGTTCTTGTAATTGTAATTGTAGGTCTTGTTGTTGTTGATTTAATATATCGGACATTTAGTGAACATTTCTCCATTTATTTATTGCAGAAGTGCAGGATACAGTAGTTTTGATACAATTTGATACAAGACTATCGCACAAGTGCAAAGATTGATTTTTTAAAAAAACACAAGCAACACAATAGTAATTCGTCACTTGTGCAATGAAGAAGAAGTGTCGGTATCTCCTAAGACTAACGTACATCTTAAAACCTTGAACTACCAACACTCCTTTCTTCACCCATTGTATCAATGAATACAGTTTTGTATCCATCATTGTATCCATTCTTTGACCAATGGTAGGGCGAAAAGGACTCGAACCTTCACCTCTTGCGAGACCAGTTCCTAAGACTGGCGCGTCTACCAGTTCCGCCATCGCCCCAACTATTGATACGGAAGTTATAGACATCATTTTCTCTATTTCAACACCTTTCTACTATTATGACCAATTAAAGAAGATACTTCAGCTTTTTTGGCTTTAACTTTTTTGTATTCCTCTAATTTAGTTATAGCATTTTCAAGCACCTCATTCGTACTATGCGTGTAGTACTGAAGTGTAGTTTCAATAGACTTATGTCCTGCTAAATGCTGAACTGCTTTTGGACTTACATCAGCTTCTACTAACCTAGTAATAAAAGTGTGTCTTGTTGAGTAAGGCGTATACTCATCGTTTAGACCTGATAACCTAATGTACTTATCCCAGTTATGTCTAAGAGAAGATTTAGATATAGGAAAGAAACGGTTGCCTTCATTCTTCATAGCAACTTCACGTCTTCTTTTTAATATCTCCATACTTCTTTGAGTTAATGGAATAGTAGACCATTTACCAGTTTTAGGTCTTTTGAAGACTAAATGATTTTTACCAAAATCTATCTGTTCTGGTGTTATTCTATTTAGTTCTCCATCGTGACGTACACCTGTATCAATCGCAAAAACTATCACATCATACCAAAAGCCATCTTCACGTTGTGCAATGGTATCAAGCAATGTATTTTCTTCTGCAATTGACAGTGCAGGTTTAGGTTTACTTTCTGCA